ATCAAAAGTATCTCCTTTTATATGTGAAAATTGTAAACTCATTTTTTGTCTTTATTTATTTTACTTAAAAATAATTCTAACTTCTTAACGTTAGTTTCTTTTGGCTTGTATGTTTCTTTTATATTCATCTTTTAAGCTATAAAACCTTTTTATTCATAATTACAAAACCCAGCCAGTAAAGTTTGCATTGTGGTCTGGAAATACATCAGCATTTGAATTAGCAGTATATTCAGGAAATAAATTTTGATTAAAACTCATATAATCTATAAATCTATTTGTATAAGATTGTGCAACATCTCTTTCTTTTTCAATTAAGAAATCTATTTCAGACTTTTCAACTGTAGAACTGTTTTCAGAATTATGTTTAAATACTCCTTTATTTGATACTTTATAAGCTGCGTAAGGCAAAAACTCTACCATTGCCCAATGTATTACCATTGGTTTAATATATTTGCTTAAAAGCGTTGTATATGGACTTGCTAAATTACCTGCTACAATACCATCGTTTATTTTATCGTATAGTTTAGTTCCTAAATAGTTTTGTATGTGTAATTGTTGTGCTTGAAATATATATTGAGTATATATATCAGGGTCTAAATTACCATTCAAATTAGTAAATTTAACTATATCATTTGTGCTTATGAATAATCCTTGTGCCATTTTTAAACGTCTTTAGGTAAATTTTTATTATTTGGATGAAAACCTTTCAAAGGCATATCATTTGGCATCATTGCTACTTCTTTTGCGTTTCTAATTCTATAACCATATTTTTCAGCAGTTGCAACAGATATTGTTTTTGCATTAGGATTATTAACGTCAATTTTAACGCCTTCCATATTTACAAAAGTCTTTCTTAAAAATTTATGGTGGCATCTTGGTCCGCCTTTATAAAGAAAGCAATTATAATTTTGACCATTGTGTCCAAAACCAGGATTTACAACATTTGTATTTACATTTTCTAAATCTTCTTTTCTGTAAACTCTACCGTTATTTGATGCAGTCATCATTTTTTTACAAAATTCTCTTTCTGGGTTTTGATTACCGGTATAAGAATATCTTGTAATAAATTTAAAACTATCTATTGTTTCATCTTGTGAAGATTTAGCATTTGGTCTTGAACTGACACTTGTTGCAAATTTTACAAGTTTTGATAATATACTTTTTTTATTTAGATTGTTAATTTCAGAATCTAATTCTTCTTCTGTATCATAATCAACTTCAGTTTCATCAACACAAACCCAATTATCAGATAATATTTCTCCTTTAGAAGAAAGAAAATCGTCTAATTCTACATTAGTATCAGCAGACATTTTAACCCCTGTTTCTTCTTCCATTGTTTCTGCATTCATTCCTGAAGTATCTACAAATTCCAAAGGTTGAATAGTTTTAAAATATAACTTTAATGATATATTGTTAATAGCTAAAATAGCGTCTAATGCTTCAATAATTTCTAATTGGTATGGTTTTATAACTATATTGTCAAATAATAGCGTAGCAGTCTTTATTTCATCTGCATTGTTACCTAATCCACCATCACCTGTTCTAATTCCTAATAACATTGGAGAAGTAACTCTATGTCCTACAATTAGTTTTTCAAAACATTCTTTACTTAAATATTCATAATGTGCAGGAGCATCATTTAAAGGTAAATCTTCAACAGTTGTTTTTGATTCAGCATTAGCATTAAAAGCTACAATTACTTTTTCACCTCTTGCACCTGTTAGTTTTCCAAGTACTTCACGTTTCAATTTATCCCTCATTTCTTCTGTAGGAATACCATTATTGAAATTGATTACTTTAGTTCCACTAAAACCGTTTTGACAATCGTTAATTTGATAGTCTGCTATGTTTTCTTCTAATAAAGCATAAGGTAAAGAACCAGAATAATCAATAGGACTATAATAATCAAATCCACTTACATAAGGTTTAATAACGTATATTTCAACTTCATTACCATTACCAAATCCAAAAGCAGGAATACGTTTAGCTTCTTCAGATGGTTTCTTTTTTGTCCAATCAGGGAAATAATACCAAGCTTCAATTTGTCCTTTATCATTACATTTTTCTGCTCTTAATGTTTGCATTGGAAAGTGAAGAACTTGTTTTACTTGTTTCTTTTCCATTACAATTTGCATTGCAGCCATTCCTAATAACTTTCTTTCTAAAGCTACTTTTTTTACATCAGCATCTTTAATAAGTGATTTGAATTGAGCATACTCATTTGGTTTACGATTAGAATCTAAAGCATCTAATCCTTTTCCATAAATCATATTTGTAACACCTGTTATAATAGCACCGTTTGTTGCACTATAAAGATACCTATCAATTAAATATTGAAAGTAATTATTATCACTTCCGTATTCTATATAATTGCTCTTTTTGTTTTCTTGAATTTGAGGACTTGTATAAGCACTTAAATTAACTATTGATATATTACTCATAAATTACAAATTCGTTGTTTGTAGTGTTTGCTACGTATTGATTTTGATTAACTGTATATGTACTTGTTTCTTGATTTGTACAAAAAACTTTATCCTTATAAACTATTTCATTATTGTTCTTAATTGAAAGATTATAAAATGTATTTTCTTTTAAATTAAAAACAGATGTTGTTGTTAAATAATAATCTGATAAAAAGAAATCAGCAGCAATAGTTGTTTCACTTCCTGTACTTTCATTTCTTAAAACAATAGTAGTAGCTTTTAATTCTCTTGGAATAAAGCTAAAAGTTTGTGCAGTATTTTGTTCTTTTAAAATTATCATAATATTTTTTTATAATAATAAATTTAACGTAGAATTGTTTTAATAAGTTAAATATTTGTTAAAGTAGATTTTATATTATAAAGTTTTATATATTTGTAAAAAAAATAATTATGAGAACATATTTAAAGAAATTTTCAGATAGAGCACACAATTTAACTTATTGGAAATTAAAAATAAAAACAAATATTATAGAATGTTTAACTACAGAACAAATTTTTGAGTTAGAAGATATAATAGAAAAATATTTAAAAGAAAATGAAAGTAAGTAAAAAAAAATTATGATGACACTAGTAGATATTTTTGAAAGACCAAAAAGAGAGATAAAAAATAAAATTGTAAAAAAACAAAAAATGATTACTCCACCAAAAGAAAAAGCAAAAGAATTAATAAATAATTTTAGTAGAACACACGTTATTGGAATTTTAAACACAAAAGGAAAATTAGTAAGTCCTTATTCAAGTGGTTATGGTTCTATTGAAGTTCGTAATATTAGAGCTAAAAATTCAGCATTAATAGCAGTTGATGAAATATTACAAATTGATTGTTGTGATATGTCAGAAAAAAATTTTAATAATCATATTGAATATTGGATATCAGTACAAAAAGAAATACAAAAAGCGTAACTTAATTGCCACGCTTTTTAATTTTATTATTATAACTTTTTGTTATGATTCTAATTCTTCTATAACATCTGTTATTTTATTACCAATTTTAATTGAATCTGAAAGCATATCATATTCTTTTATATTTTTAACATCTATTCCTAATTCTTTAGCTGAATCAACAATTTTAGAACGTAAACTTACTATGTCTTTTGTATTATTATAGTATTGAGTTTTAGAATCAGTCATAGATTTTAAAGACTCATCATAAAGTTTTTTATTTGCTTGGTGTTTTTTTAAATTAACATCCATTTTTTGAGACAAATCTTCTATTAATGATATTTTTTTTCTAACATCGTCAATTAAACCAAGTTCAACTTTTTGAGTAGCTAATTCTGTTTTGAATAATGTATCCATTACTCTTTTTAATTCACTCATTTTTTATATTTTTAAAAGTTATTGTTTAAAAAAAGGGATTTACTTTTATCATAAACCCCTTTAAAAAAACAAACAAAACAAATATTATGCTACAGTACCTTCAACAATAGAAGCTAATATTCCTGTAGTTAATGGTCCAGTTACAAAATTTGCAGGTAATTTTTCCATACCTTGAAATTCCATTTTATAAGATGAAGCATCACCCATTGCAGCGCCTGTAGATATAGTAGCAGTTACTAAATCCATTCCTTTAGTTAATCCTGCCATAAAGAAACTACCGTTGTTATCTTCAACAATAACTTGTGGACGTCCATAAGCTAAAAGTTTAAGTTGTTTATGGTCAGCAATAGTTAATTTTTTAATATCCAAAGATAATTTTTGGTCTACAAATGTAGTTCCATTGTCTCTTGAACTTGTTACAGTTTGTTCAAAAGTTGAAGTTCCTTTTAATTCGTATTTGTAACCAACTGGAGTACCACCTAAAGCAGTGATAACATCCTCTTGTCCTGCAGTTGCAGAATATGTTACTGTAGTAGCATCACCCCAATTAATGAAGTAAACTGCTCTTAATCCACCTAAACTGTCTTTACATTGTACAGCTCTTCCTAATGATATATCGCAAGGCATAATTTTATATTTTTAAAGTTAAAAAAAAGGGATGGCATTTTACCACCCCTTATTAATATACGTTACTAATTATTAGTTAGCAGCGTTTGTAATACCATAAGTAGTAATATCAGAAACATTACCATATTGAACTGCAGCAGTAAAACGCATTATAATTCTTACATTTTGACTTCCGTCAATTGGGCTTAAATCAATGACCTGCACTTCTTGTGCGTCATTTAATAAACCAGTTCCGAAGTATAGATTTGATTTTTGAGCAGCAATTGCAACAGTTGGAGCTAATCCATTTGCAACAAATATTTTGATACCATCAAAAGAAAGTGAACCGTTGTTATACCATTGTGTTCCCATTGCGTTTGTACCATTAGCACCTAATCCACTTGCACCAAATCCACCTAAAGCTCTAACATAAGCTCTTGCAGTTGCTTGTGAGATATAAAGATACAAATCTTCTTTACCGTACAATGCAGCAGGAATAGCATCTACTAATTTACCAAGTTCAGCAACAACAGTAGAAGCAGCAGTAATGTTAGTTGATGTAGCAGCAACTTCTTGGGTAGAAGGTAAACCAGCATCAGCAGTAAGCAATGCAGTAAAACCATCAAATTCTCCAGCGTTAGCAGTTACACCTTTCCAAATATTGTTTTCAATTTTTTCAGCAACTTTAGCAGCAACGTGAGAAATCAAATAATCAGCAAATGTTGGAGGCAAAGAATCAAATGCAGAATATCCTTGTTGAATCGCCATCCAAGTCTGATGAAAATCTTTTTTACAAAGTTGTAAATTTACTTGAAATTCTTCAGGAGTAATAATTTTTTCAGCAATAGTTACAGTAGAAGTAGCACTAAAATCACAAGTTGCATTAGCAACAATAGCATCAGTGTTGATTCTGTTGATTACTTGTTTGAATTTGATATTAGGCAATACTTCAATACCACCATTTGCAATAGTAGAACCAGAAAGTAATGCAGCAGAAATATATTTTCCTGCAAATTCTCCAGCATAAGTAGGAGAAGTAATTGTTGTTGTAGTAGGCATAATTTAAATTTTTTTAGTTAAAAAGTTTTGCCATAACTATATCTTGTGTAGTCATTTGGCGATTAGTTGATATTTTATTTAATCTTAATTCAGATTTAACTTCTGGTGAATGTGTTAATGGTTCAACAACAACATCAGAATTTAATTCTTCTTTAACAACTTCTTTTGCTAATTTTAATTCAGCAATTTCAGTACGTAGTTTTTCAATTTCAGAAAAGAACATTTCTTTAGAAACTGATTCAACAATTCTTTTAGGAGTAGCAGGTGTAGCAGCTTGTGCTTCTACTTCTTCTTCTACTTCAGGAGCTTCTTCAACTTCTGCAACAGCTTCTTTAATTTCAGCAATAATACCTTCTACTGCTACAACTAAAATCATTCCATCTTCAAGTTCGTATTCTCCAACAGGCATAGGAATTTTTTCCTCGCCGTTTACAATAAAAACATTGTTATCCATTTCAAAAGCATCAGCTTCTATAACAGTAACTCCATCTTTAAGTTTCATTTGAGCAAGTTTTACTTCCATACCCAAAAGAGTTTTGATTTCATTAATTACATTCATATTTACTTATTTAATTATTATAAAGATTGACTTTGTTTTTCTACTGTATTTAAAACTCCTAATACATTAGTTGCATCTTCTAATTCTTTTATTCCTTTTGTATCAATACCTAATTCTTTAGCAGAAGATATAAATTGATTTATTAATTTTTCACCTCCTACTAAAAGTGCTTTTGCATCTGCATTTAAAGTTTTAGCTTCTTGATTTAAATTTGTTTTTTTATCAATAAACGAAACTCCTCTTTTATAAATAGAATTACCATCTGTAATAATTCTTTTTAATGCTTGAATACTATTAAGTTCAACTTTTACACTTGCTAATTCTGTTTTTCCAAACAAAGCCTCGTTTACTAATTTTTCAGTTGTCATATTATTTTTTTTATATTAATTATTTTTATAACACTTTGTTATAAATTACGTTGTTCTTGTTGAAATTATATTTCCTGCTCCATCTCTAACTACCGCAGTAGAACCTCCAACTAAAGTTCCTATTCCTTGTTCTGATAATTCTCCATTGCAACATTTTTGCGAGTATTTACCATCTTTGCATAAGCAACCTCTATTACCACCTGTTGGTGAACTTGTTTTTCCCATAATTTTATTTATTAATTTCAGCATTAGTTATTATTGATTTGATTTTATCTATTAATTCTTGTTCTTTTGCTATTTGTAAACTCATTTCTAATTTGTCAGAAAAATATCCTTCGATTGAAAATCCTTTAACCTTTCCTGTTTTTACAAAGTCATTCCATATAGCATCATTATTAACTTTCATTGATACCATCCAAGTTCCTACAGGAGCATTTAAACCATACTTTTTAGATTTATCCATTTCAGTATCTTCAACTATCCAAGATTCAACTACTGACAAATCTTTTAGTTTCTTATCGTGTTCTAATGTTGCATTGTTTTGATTGCTATTCATTAAGAATAATTCACTTGCTTTACGTACTGTATCATTTGAAAAGAATATATAATATTCATCATCTCCATTCTTACGGTAAATGTTCTTATTTGGTATTAATGCAGCACCCATTAAAATCTTTTTTTCATCATCAACTTTAGCAAGTTCTAAATGTTCACTTAATGCAATAAAGTTAGATTCTATTGCAGGAAATTCAACAATTGATACTGCTTCTATTCCATTTAACTTTTCAGATTCGTCTATTATTAATTCAACTATTCTCATATTCTTTTTTTATATTATAATTAATTTATATTTATTTTGTTTATCCTATTGAAGCACTTGAAACTATGTTTCTATCCAAACTTTGTTGGGTTGTAACATCGTTAGCTACTACGTAAGCCTTAATAGGTTGTTGTTGATTGCCTATTGTTTGTGCTAATTGATTTGTAGAACTTGCACCTACTACGTTAAATGCAGGAGCAGCAGGAGCAGCACCTCCCCCTCCAGCACCTCCTACGCTTGGGGAACCTCCAGCACTACCACCACCAACTGCTTGTAATGCTTTTGCAGTTGAAGCTATTGTTGTTGCTACACCTAATGCAGTTGTTATATTATTCATAGCTATAACAGGTACTGCACTTGCACCTGAAGTTAATATAGCTTGAGGAGTTGCTAATGCACCTATATTAGCAGCATTATTTGCAATAATCATTTTACCTATTCCTATTGCATTTTCTGCTATAATTGCAGCTTTTTGAATGGCTTTATTTTTACCACCGATTTCTTTTAAAAAATTAACTGCTCCAGCAGCTAAATTAAAAGCAGCATCTTGAATATCTTTTTTCTGTTGTTGTTCAGCTTGTGCTATTTTTATTTTTTCATCAGCAAGGTCTTTTTCGTTTTTTAATTGTATTGCATTATGTTGAGTTGTTAAATCAGTAGTCTCTTGACCATATTTAACAGCCATATCATACTTTAATTTATATGCTGCATCTTCTGCTTCTATTGCTAATTGAGCAGTTGTTTTTCCTGCATCTAAATTTGCTTTCTTTGCTGCATCAATAGCATCATTTATAGCATATTCTTCGGATATTTGTTTATCTCTATATACTTTAGCAATTTCCTCATCATTTTTTTTCTTTTCAGCAGCTAATTCTTTTGCAGCAGCAATAGCATCTTCTTTTGCTTTTGTTGTAGCAGCAGTATTAGTTTCCCTAACCTTTGTATTATGATTAGTTATTTCTTGGCGTATTTCTACATTTTGCCTTCTAATTATATTTCCCTTTTCAGCATTTGCATCATTTAAGTTTTTGGTTTGTTTACCAAATTCTTCTAATGATTTTTGTGTTATTTCTTCTTGTAATTTTATTTGTTCTTCATCAGCATCTGCTGCTTTTAAACTTGCTAAAGCATTTAAATTTTTATGATATGTATTTTTAGCTATTTCTCTACTTGAATTTGCAAAAGCTATTTTTTCGTCTATTAATTTTAATTCTAATTTACGAATTGCATCAGTAGAAGCACCCGATGCTTTAGCCATTGCTAATTGATAATCAGAATTTGTTTGTAATGATTTAGAAGCACTATCAGCAGTTTTAGATTGATTGTTTAACGCAGTTTTATTTGCATTTATAGAAGCAGTGTTTATTTTTGCTGCTTCTGCATTTGACATAAAATAATTTGTTAATGCAACTCCTCCTGCAACTAAAGCAGCAACACCAGCTACAAGCAAACCAATTGGATTTGCAGCCATAGCAGCATTCCATAACCATTGACCAGCAGTAACTATTTTTTGAACTATTGTATATTGCCTAACAACTGCACCTAATTGTCTAAATTGGTCAACACTTTCTCCTATTGCTTGAGCACCACTTGCAATAGCCATAGCAGATTGAACTTTTAAAATAGCTTGTTCTACATCTTTACTTTCAGCACCAACTGCACCTAAAGCACCTGTAACAACTGAAAATCCACCTGCAACTCCTGTTAATGCTCCACTTAATGCTCTAAATTTAGCATCAGGATTAAAGGCATCAGTTAAGGATTTAGCATCTCCTATTTTATCAGCTAATATAGCAGCGTTTTTGGCCGCAGCAATTGCTTCTTTAGATGTTGCTCCAAACTTGTCAGATAACGCACCTACTTCAGCTTGTGCCTGTCTTAATTGGGATTTTAAACTACCGACTGATTTTTCAGCAGAATCTAAATTTGATTTTACTTCTAACTCTATTGTTTTCTTTTCAGCCATTTTATTTCTCTTTTGATTTGGTTAAATCCTTGTTTTAATGTTGTTGGTCTTTGGTACTTTCCTTTAGCTATTTCAATAAGTTCACTTTGTCCGTAAAATTCATCTAATGCTAATAAATCTAAAATGTGCTTTATCATAACTCTCTATTGTCTGTTAGTAATTCAAATTGTACTTCTCCTGTTGTTAAATCCGTTGTAAACGTATTGATTAAATATCTCTTATC